CTGGGCCGGATGCACTAAACGGCGCATCGTTAACGCTGACAAAACTTCCACTTTGTCTTAGAGTAACCACGTAGTTCACAGTTCTACCAATCTGTATCACATTATCTATCAAGACCATTATGTTATAATCGCTGGCTGTATAAGAACTTGTGTAACTAGCACTTAACGGACCAAATGTAGTTTCAGTTCCGTTTGCAGCAAATCTACTGACCTGTATAGCCGATGCCCCGGGTGCTCTAATTACTTCCCAGGCGCTGCCAACATAACCTTCAACACTGTCAGTTGTTGTATTATATCTAATGTATCCGTTTGGACCGTTAGCTGTTTCTACTGTAGAAAGATTAGGACGTTGATTCGTAGTGCCTTTGGGCAAACGAAGACCGCCGGTTAAATCCATAACAGCTCGACTACCGTTTTGCGTATGATCGGTAGTTCTTGTATCGTAGACTATTAACGAATCATCATTTGCGCTATAGCTACTTAAAGTTTTGCGTTTTAAATATCTCATACTGGTAATGTGCTTACTGTTACATTTAACAAGTTGCTTACAGGACTAGAGCCGTTACTCATTTGATAGCCAACTGCAATATAATCTGAATTAGCCAGTACAAATTTTTCATCGTTAAAAAATACTGTTTCACCTGCTGGAATAACCAATTGTTTAACAACTAAGGAAACATTTCCAGTTGTTGTTGTATTGCCGCCGCCACCTGTAGGTGAAACAACATAAATGTTCACATCAACAGAATTACTAGCTTCGTCTGTAAGACTCGGAGTTCCTACATTACAGACAGCTATACAGGTCACTGCATTTGAACCACTACTGGTATAAACTGTTGTAGGACTTGTAATTGTTGTTCCTGTGACTATATTTGCTATAACTGCCATATTCTTTCCTTAAAATAACATACTAAACAACAATGCTCTATTCTTACTGACCAATTCGTCTCTGGTATTTTCTGTGTTTACAAAAAATATTCCAGACCTACCTGTGCTTTCTGGTCTTGAATAGATAACATGGCTACCGGTAATCATACCAGGGCTTACAGCATTGTTGTCTAGTTGAATTCCGTAGTTAGTCTGTAATTTACCAGTTCCGTTGGTATTGATAAAAATATTTGCGTTAGAATTGTCGTGGCGTATTTCGCTGCCAAAGATTTCTAAATCTTGTAGTTGAACTCTATTTTGATAGAATGTCGAAGTCAATTCGCCTTCAACAATAAATCCAATCCCGCTCTCTACACCTGCATCAGAAGAAATTGGATATCCAGTTTGATTCTGATAATACGCTAACGAACCGCCTGTACTAGTATTATTAGGTGAAACATCCTTATCTGCAATAATTACACGAGTATTTAATTTTGTAATCTGAAACGTTGGATTATTTTGAATTGCATCATCAACGTATTTTTTATTTGGCAAGTCATCGTCGTCGGTGACCTGTGTTTCATATCCAGACCCGCCTCGATCACCAACCTTAACTACTCCGGTGCCTGTACCGATCAAGGTAAGATCGCCACCGTCAGTGCTTGCATCAGTCAAAATTCTTCTAACTTTTAAATTGCTGTCACCGAATCCATACGATGTATCAGATGATCCTGTGACAATTTGCCAGTATCCAGATGCCGATGCTGGATCTTCGTCTGTGGCAAATCCTGGATTGGATTCATTCCATACAAATGCTGCGCGAGGGACAGCAGTAGAATCTACATAAGTTCCTCGATCGATTTCAACTCCTGCATATGTAAGAGTTACTCCGGGACCGTTTTCGCCGTCGTTTAAAGTTATAATTCTGTCTTTGATTTCTAAATTAGTAGAAGAGACAGCAGTAACATCACCCTGAACTGTGAGGTTGCCTGTGATAATAGTGTCACCAGATGTACCGGTATCTAACTTAATAGTACCGCCATCTCTAACTTTGATATTATAATCGCCGTTGACGCGAAAAAACTGTCCCATTGTTGCTTCCTAGATTACAGTGCTGTCAGAACAATATAGTCTGCAGATGAATCTGATTCTAAATACCAAGTATAACGATTGCCGCTGAAGTCTGTGGCAATTCTCTTGGTAATTTTTGCAATGTTAACCAACCCGTCATCTAGTTGACCTGTTGTAGAGCCAGTCATTTGCATTTCACCGGCAGCACTCGGTGTACCGTTTTTTAACACTGCTGTAGTATATGCAGATGTTGTGGCAATGTCTCCAACTCGAGCTACTACAAAAGTTTTTGCGCCGCGTTGTTTGATAAGAACTCCGTCAGTTCTTAAACTGGCATCATAAAATTTAACTGTGATACCTGTGCTTGTTGTTGCTGGGGTGCCGAGTACATCTACACCATTTACATCTTTTCTTAATGGACGTCCCATTTGTTTCTCCTTATGTTGACGTTCTAGGTCTACGCTGTGGGGTACAGCATAAATCATTCTAGATACTTTATTTATCCGCGGCTCAACATAGCCATCAATTCCAGTTTTTCTACTGTTTTTAATATTCTGTTGATGGCATCAATCTCTCTCTGTGCTTTTTCAATATAGCTTCGATTTTTAGTTTGTCTATACAGAACCATTATTTTACTATGCGTCTGTATGTGCTCATCTATCATTTTTTCAATGTGCTGCACATCGTGTGTGAACATAGGAAAACGTCGGCGCCATACACTAAACTGGCTGCGTAATTCTGCAAAATCTTTATCAGTTTCTATCTGCATACAGATATTTAAGTCAAACAAAAAGGCTCCAAAGAGCCTTTTTGAACTTGCTATTAAAGTCAGCGATTAAGCAAACTTTAGGTTAGCTGTTGTTACAGCAACTTTGGCTAGGTAGTCAGCTGCGTTACCTAGAGAAGAAGCTGTGTTTGTCAACTCAACATAACCATAACGTGTCATGAATGATACGACTGGTTCGAAGGTTGATGGGTCTAGAACAACACCACTGCTCATCAATGGAATGTATGGGCAGTAGAATGCAGGAGCATCGCTTTCGCTAGAACCTTTGTAACCGATTAGAACATCATCAGTTGCTGCGTAACCGTTAACATAAACTTTCATTGCGCTGTTCAAAGTGCCAACGAACTTGGTGTTTGTTGGAGCTTCAAAAGTACCTTCTGTTGTTCTTGCGAATGCAGAAGTTGTAGCACTTTGTAGCAGTGTCAATGTTGTTGGTGAAACAACAGCATAGTTACCAGCACCACGACGTGTACGCTGAGCGATCAAGTTAGCTGCACGATTGATTTGAACAGCTAGAGCAGCGTGTTCGTCACCAACGAATGTAGCAGTACCAGAAACAGCAGCTTGGTCATAAGTTAAAACTGTACCAGCTAGGCTGTTCAAAGAAGCAATAACTTCTTGGTCGATTTCAGCAGTAATTTCTTGTGCTAGAGCAGCCATGATTTCTGCTTCGATGTCAATGCCTTGTTGGGCTTGTGCATCTTGAGCAGCTTCAAACGTCCAACGAGCTGACAACTTGCGTGTCTTAGCTTCGACGGTTTGTTTCAAGATTTGGATGCTCATTCTGTTACCAGCTACACCTTCAAGAGCGGCTGTAGAAGCAGCTTTATCAGTAGCAGCAGCACCAGAGTAGCCTTCAGCAATCTTGAATGGGCTTAGTGCTTCGTCACCAGCAGTAGTATCAGTACCTGATCCGCTGTTGAAACTGTCGGCGTAACGCACACGCAATGTGTGAATTTGACCAACTGGGCCAGTCATAGGCTGGACACCTACCAACTCGTTAGCGATAACGGTTGGCATTACACGTCTGATGACGGGTAGAATAACACGGTTAAGTGTTGCAACGTTGCCAGCGGAAGTAGCTCCAGCAGTAGCACTTTCTGCGAGATACTTGCGGGTATTCTCTAGAGTAGTTGCCATTACTGAACGCTTGTTACCTTGAAGACCTTCTAAAAGAGCTTCTTTGGTTTCCGACCAGCGTGACTCGAGTAATTGTGACATTATAGTTCTCCTTAAACTTTTAGTCCCGCAAGCCTGCGGATGTCAAATATCTCAGCGGTTTTTTCTTCACCACTGACATTTGGTGCCTGTTTATTGCCTGTAATCTCTTTGCCTTCTGTCAACGCTTTTTTGACCGGAGTGCTACCGCCATTCATTACTGAAGTGATATACTTGTCATAAGCATTTCTTAGTTTGTCTGTTTGAACTGATTCTAACAGTTCACGCATAACCACTTTCTTGTCTCCAGACAATGGATTTAGCAATTCGCTCATAACTTCTTTGCGAGCCATTGTGTCTTTTGCAATACGTAATTCTGCTTCACGACTTTCAACTAATTTTTGTGTATCTGCTACAATTTTTGCTGCTTCTTCTAGTTCAGCATGTTTCTGTTGAACAACTTTTAGAAGTTTAGCTGTCTCTGATTTCTCATTAAGATGGCTGGCTGCAAATTCGCTAGCAAAACTTTCAAAGATCCTGCGACCAAAATCATTTTTGCGAGCTGCTTCGATGTCTTCACGTAGTTGATTCATTTCGGAACGCAGTCCTTTTGCGACTGTTTCTTCAATGATTTGACTTGAACGTGTAATGAATTCTTTTTTAACTTGTTCGAACTTGGCCTTGCTTTCGCGAACTAATTTAACTTTAGTTTCGGCTAGATCTTTCTTGTCACTGTGGAATTCTGCAATTTCTTTTGCTAGTGCATCCACAATAAAGGATTCAAGTTGAGCGACGTTTGCGGCAACTTTTTGACGGTCTTCGTGTAGTTCAGCAATTTCTTTATGTAGATTATTCATAACAAAAGATTCCATTGTGGCGGAATCTTGTGACATTTTTTCTACATAACGAGATCTTGCTTCGATAAGACCTTGGCGATCTTCTGCGAGTTCACCTAGCTCTGCCTGTAAGCGATCAGCTAGCATACTTTCAACAGCTTCTACCAATGAGGACTTGTCGTGCTCATATTTCTGAGCAAACTCTTCACGTAACTGTGCAGTGACTTGTTCACGGTTTTCTTCGATTCTGCCTTGCCAGGCAGACTCAATTTCCGATTTAAGTTCTTCGGAAATCACATTGTCTTCAAACAATTTTTTAACGAAATCTAGCATGTGATTCTCCTACTGTTATTTGAGACCTCTGATGATTTTCACCAGACTCTCTGCTATGTATTTCTGTGCCTTTGGGTCGCCTTTAACTTCTTGTGCTATTTTTAATGCCTGATATCCACCTTGATTATTCATCAGATGTTCGTAAACTGGTGTAGGATAAGCTCCCGGGGCGCTTGGTTGCGCAACAACGTCCACTGTAATAATTTCAAAACCTTGGACTCTTCCTTGCGAATCAACTTCGCCAGACCCCCTGCTTGAAACTCCTAACTTAACTCCCGACTGCAACATGGTCTGTACTAGATTTCCCATAGGAGTCGGAAGTATTTTTAGTTTTCCGTAGCCGTTTGGACCGTCCATCCACATTTTTGTTATCATGTGACTTACACGGTCTAGGTTAATTTTTAAATCATCAGGATGATCAACTTCACCTAGCACTGAGTATCCGCCAGAGATCTGCTCGTTAAGCGTTTTGACAGCCTTGCCAATCTCTTGAGAAGAATAAACACGTTGATTTGCATTACGGATATCACCCTGAATGCAAATCCCGTTTAAGTACAACGACTTTCCGCCGTTGCCTTCTTCTTCGCTCTCCAAGACAATCTGTGCCTGATCAAAACTCAGATGTTCAGCTAGTTTAGTTTTCACCTATATTGCCCTATTACCTACGACCACGGAAAAGACTGCCAGCACCTTTGTCGGCTTGCTCTTTAGCACCAGCCTTTTCAGCACCGTGTCCTGGCTCTTTCTTAGAGAACGCATTACCGTTCTTAGCGCCTGGAACATTAATATTACCTGCATTATCTTCTTTGGCTGAAGTGTCGCTAAGTGCGGAACCTCTCATTTTTCCACCAGCGGCTCCTGATTCGCCACCATCTGCACCGTTTTTACCGCTGAGAATGTTGGCAGTTGTACCACCCATGTCATTCTTGCTGAACTTTAATCCACCTGCACTGCCGTCGGCTTTTTCAGATTGACCTTTCTTTTCGGCACCGTGACCTGCTGGAACTTTCTCAACATATTCACGAACAGTTTCTAGATCAAAATCATCTTTCATTTTGTCGTCACCACCCATGTCGTCACCACCCATGTCGTCACCACCCATGTCGTCGCCGTTCATAGCGTCAAATTTAGCTTGTAGTTCGTCAACAATAGCGTCTAGGTCTTGTAGCAACTCAGCTGGCTCTTTGTCAGCCATTTCGTCATCGCCTTCGTCTGAACCCATTTCACCTTCTAGGTCATCAGTTGGGTCTCCACCCATATCTGGCATTTCGTCATCACCTTCATAGGCAATGTCTTCAAATTCTTCGTCGACTTTTTCGTCTTCGTCTTTGTCTTCTTCAGAAGCTTCTTCTACTTCGTCGTCCTCTTCGTCGTCCATTTCGGCTTCGATTAGGCTTTCGTAGATTTCACGCGATTTAGCTACCACGTACTCGTGAAATAGTTCTTCTGCTTTTTGTTTGTCCTCATTGACCAAATGACCAAGCATTTGCTCAAGAATATTCTTGTCTGCCATAGTGTATTCTCCTTAGATTGTTAGGCTGTGTTTTATTTACTACGCATTTAAAAAAAGGGGGTTAAATGGTAGTTTTTTGAAGGTTTTCAGAAGTATAAGTACTACCCTTGAACTTTTGCTCAAAATTTTCAAAAGTAATATGTTGTAGGTTAGGGATGCCTTGGAGTTTGTCTGGAACAAACGCACCTTGTTTCATAACTCTAAAGAATTGAATATTTTTATATTCTTTAATAGTTTTTTCAGTTTGACTTAACCAATTGCCAAAGAAAGTTGCTGCATCTTGACTCTTCTTATAATTAAAAGTATCTGCGTAGACGTTGTTAAATTTACCCTCTAGGCCTTGATAGTCAAAGCCAAATATATAAATTTCTTTAAAACTTTGTTGGCTAGCCATCCATAATGCAGTGGGTCCTGAACTCCATCCTTTGTGCGGACTAAAGAAGTTTACATTGCTTTTGGTAGTGATGCCTTTATTAGGATTGGTCCAGACCTGATGATCTTTATGATATCCGCTAGCTATGATTTCGTTGACCATTTTAGTGTCAACAGCTATGAGATAGTCAGGTTCAAATTCTCTATAAATGGCATTACAGCCATAGATAATACCGAGATCTCGAATTGAATTTAGATTTAATTTTGATCTGCTTGTGCCGTTGCCTAGTACAAAGGCTACATTATGCTGCCGGCTGTTCTGCTGCTTCACCTGCTGGTGCTCCATACATTTGTTTGATAAACTCTAGTTCGCTTTCCTTTTCAAACTCGTGTGCTTCAGTTTGGTGACGTAACGAGTTGATCTGGCGTAGAGTTAAACGAATCTTCCGAGTATCGTCTTTTTCAAGCACTGATTTGTCTTTGCTAGCGTCATAGCGAAGATCTGACGAAAAATCGTTGGTTTTATCGTTAAAATAAAAAAATTCTTTTAGCAGCATCTTGTATTTATCTAATTAGGCTGCAGGTGCAGACTGTGCCTGCTCTGCTCCGGCTGCACCGGCTTCGGCAGCAGCAGCCATATCAGGAGCAGCTTCTGCGTCTTGACCTTCAGCTTCTGCTGACATACCGCCCGGAGTTACACCAACCGATCTCATAGCACTGCCAGCATCTGCTGGTGCTTTTAAGTTTTCTCCGTTTTCTTCTTTCCACAGACGT